CACGTAATGCAGCACCTAGTTTCATAACTGGTTTACCACCTACACCACCTTCAATACCCTCACTTATCATACGCATAAAGCCTAGATATTCCTTCTCTTCTTTAGTAGGAATATTCATCTGAGCAATGATGTAATCTTGCACCTTTTCAGCTACAGCTAAACGCTTACTCTGACCAACATATATTCCCTTGTTAAGAAGCATATAACGGAATGCAGCATCAGGAGTCATAGCTTGTACGTTAGCTGGTAAGTCATCAGCAAAACTATTAAACCAACGTTGAATATGACTTTCACGCCACTCTAATGTAGAAGCTACATATGCTGTGTTACCAATCTCAGCAGCTACACTATCTAATGGGCTAACTGTGTTCACTGTATCTTTACCAAATACAGATAACACTCTATCACCCCTCTTACTTGAGAAGTTACTAGTAAGGCCAATTGATTCTTCTACATAATCATCATCTGTACGGTTGTACTTAACTTCTGCTTTAAAGTTAGTTCCAAATCTACCGCTATCTAGTGCATCAATAATTTCTTCAGGTCGCCAGCCATAAGGCTCCATTAAACGGCTAGCATCTTGAATGGTAAGTTTACCAGCTTTATGTAATGACTGAGCTTCAGACAAAGCTTTTACATAAGCATTGGCATCAGCCACATTGCTAGCAGTACGGTGAGTAGTGGTAACTTCTTCAATAACACCATCAACTTCATAGCTAGATTTAATTTTAACGAAATATTCATCGCTGTAAATACGGCGATATTCCCCTGCACGATATGGAATTACAGTATCAATAGGTTGGCTAGCAAAGCTACCCACTTTAAAACCAAATGTTTTACGATATTTACCGTCAATTAGCACAGGCTCAGCAGCTTCGTAGAAGACATAACCCTTAGTAATGGCTTCTTCACGAAACTCTGCACTCATACGTTGCATAGCACCAGTATCGCCAAGATAGACAAAACTGCCCTCTTTAGGCGTTATTGGCTTACCAAACAGTTGATTACCACTATCGTCAAACTTTAGACCAGTGTTAAGTTGGACAAACCCTCGGCGGGTCATACTCTTAACAGCCACATCATTACGCATCTGCCACATAACATCACGTAACGCACGTACTTTAAAGTAGGCATCACGGGCTTTTAATGACAGACCTTGACCAGCTAGTTCATGTGCTGAGAATAGTTTACCCTCTTTATCACCGATGACTAATGCATCATTCAGTGCCACCATATCTGCTTTACTTAGCTTCTCAATGGATGGTCGTACAAAGTTAGTCAACAACTTCTGATAACGGCTACCTTGATTAATACCTACAAGACGTTGTGAATATAGTTCACTGGATGTAGCAAATGCCCAATCGCCCATAGCAAATCGTGCTGCGCTATTAATATCATCATCAGAATATTTACCAACAATGGAATAATCTAGCGTACGGTTAATAGGTTGCTCAACTAGCCACCCTGTCTTCAATCCTTTTTCAGCATCTTCAATTGCGTTGAGTTCATCCATCACTTCGTCCAACTCTTTTTGTAGAGAGGCAAGTGTTGGTTTAATCTTTTTGCTTTCAGATGCAATCATTGTCATGTTGGCATTTACTTGAACAGCTTGTTCTTGTAGTTGCTTAACATGGGTATTGAGCATAGCGGCAATGTTCTTGTCTACTTTACCAACATCAGCTACGATACCTAGCTTAGCTAGCCTATCCATAACATCGCTAGCAATTAGCTTAAAACCGTCTACAAGGCGCTTAAATGCCTGTCCTAATACCGTGGTAGGTATTTCATCACTGAAGGCCCATTTAGCAAAGTTCTCAGCAAAGAATTCACTGTAGCTAGATGCCCACTTGTGAATCTGAGATTCGTATGCCTGATACTTACCGTAGTCACCACCAGCCCACTTATCAATCCAGTTGACAGCAATGTCTTCTGCGTTGGTAATGGAACGATATTCTAATAATGCTTCAGGGGGGAACACATCTAGAACAGACTTAGTGTCCCCCTCACCTGTAAACTTAATGCCTTTAGCACGCAACCACTTGTTAAAACTACTATTAATAATGCCAAAATACTTTGTAGAAAACTCTGCTTCAAAAGCGTGACCATATTCATGGGCAAAGTTTTCCATGTATTGACGTAGTGATAAAGGATTTTTATTTGTACCTCGGCGCATTACGATTAACGATTGACCATTACCGTAGTCATAATGTATAGCACCAGCACTACCGTGGTTTTGTTTTATGTCTGTTACACGTGCACGTACTGTTGGGTCTTTACTCTTAACCATATCTTCGTAGTCCATAACTACAAGTTTACGGTTGTCCATGCCTAGTGCTTTACCTAGCTTGCTAACAAACTCTACAACAAATGCCTTCTTAACACCAGCAGACATAGTGATGTTGCCAACAGTGGTAGTACCGGAGGCAACTTGTAAGTTAGCAAATAAAATATTAGCATCAACTTGTGCAATTGAAGAAGGGCGACCTACTGGTACTTGACTAGCAACCACAATGTTACCTGCATCATCTACCATGCCTTCGTTAGCCTTGATGTAGTCACGTACAGTTTGTGCATGACCAGCAATGGTGGCATCATCCCAACCAGTTGTATTCTGTAACCAAGTCTTAATTTCTTTATCACTCTTACTAGTAGCAGTTTTACTACCAATTTGATAGGCAGCTTTATCTACATCGTCTTCAAATGTAAGTTGTGATGTTTTGTAACGAGGCTTACTATCTGTTAGAGCTTTAGGTGCTGGAGCACGTTCTACTGGGGGTGTTTCTACAGTAGGTGCTTTCTTACCACGCTTAGGTTTACTCTTATTTAGTTCTTCTAATACCAATGCTTCTAGTGCAGATTTACGTAGTTGTAAATCTTTCTTAACACTCTCTTCAACCAAAAAGCCTGTGTTAGTAGTGTCAGGTACAACCTTCATGCCAATAGACCCTGTTGGATCGGCAACTTTAATGTAGGACTCAGCCGCCTCTTTAGTTAAGAAACTAGACGCTGTATCTGGTTTATAAAATACTTTACCAGTAATAACTAAACCATTCTCAGATAGAGTGAATGGGTCTACTGAGTGTACGTTAGGGTTGTTTGTTTTAGAATAGATGCGCTGTAAGTCTGTAAGTTCAGCAGCAGCTTCAGATGCACGAACACCTTTAGACGCAACTACATCTTGTAGTTCGGCAATTAGTTTCTCAACAGGTGCACGAATAGTTTTTTGTAAATCATCAGCAGCCGTTGTAATGGCATCAGGTAGTATTTTAGCAGCATTCATGCTGACTAGTTTACCTAAGTCAATGGCTGTACTAATACCTGTTAGTTCACCAGCAACTACACCTACAGCTTGTAAGCGTTGTTTGTTAGCCACTTGTGACGCAATTTTAGCAGCTTCGGCAGCCATAATAGCATTCTTACCACCAGCAGCAGTTAGTGATCGTTCTACACTTTGTAATGCACTAGCATTTTTAAATAGTTTTGCTGATTTAATAACAGCACCACCACCTGCTAGAGCAGCACCTACTACACCTAGTCTATCTAACCAATCTGATAAACCATCCCACGTTTGTTCTTCACCAGTAGCAACCTCTTGTATTAGTAACGCAGCTTGCCAATCAGTAATCAACCAACTATCTTTTAAATCGTTATACAAACCAGATAACCACTCACCTTTTAACTCTTCAGGTTGTGCATTAAATGCAGCTTGTAAATAACTTTTAGTTTGTGATCTACCAGAAGTACGACTAATGGCATCCGCAGGGACGCCATATTTAACTGCTACTCTATCAATAGCTGCACCTTGTTCAGCAGCCATTGGAGTAAACTCATATAAAAATCCTAAGCCAATAGTAGACCAACTTTTACCATCTTGTATAGCTTTGTCTAGTGTTGCAGCAGCACTTAAACGCTTAGACATGCGAGTAGTAGACTCGTTAATTTCAGCAGGAGTGTTATTAAATAAAACAGAAGGATTACGTACAGCAGTTGTTTCTACAGCTTGTGTTGTAAGTTCTTTTAATTTAGCACGAACATCATTAACGTTATTAATACTAACTTCACCGTACATGCGATTACGTGCAGCAACACTATCTAGTGTTTGTTGTACAATATTTACGTTACCTTCAGAAGCAGCTTTAACCGCAATATCACGGTCAATGTTATTCTGTTCAGGTACAGTGGTACGCCAATTACCATCTACAAACTGGTCAAAATTAATCTCATCTGAAATATCTGTATTTCCAGTAGCCGTTGCTACAATGCCTTTAACAACTGAATAGTTTCCCACACTAGTGTCAGGAGCAGCTACAGTGTCTTCAGCAGTGTATAAGCTTTGTTCAGGTTGTGCTGCACCATCTTCTTCGTATAACATCATTATTAACCTTGTGTAGTAGGTTTAGTAGGAGTATTTATTTTAGCATATGTACCAGCTAGATTACCAATAGTACCAAAAATAGTACCCGCAGTTTGGAAATTAGAAGCACTAATTGCTGCATTAGTAATAGCAGTATTTTGTTCTGCAATTTGTGCCATATAACCTAAGTTACCAGCTAGTTGAGAACCAACACTAGCTGTTCCACCAGCTAAACCACTACCACCCATACCACCTGTTTGTGCAGCTACGTTAGTCATAGATGCTTGTGCCATACGAGCTTCACGAATTTGCTGACGCATAGAGCGAATATTTTGTATTTCAGCTTTACGTCCTTCCGCTTCATACTGACGCTGTGATGCTTGTGCTGCTTTTTTTTGTTGATTAGCACTAGAAATATTACTTACGGCTGATGCGCCAAGAGCAATATATGCTATAGTAATTGGATCCATTCCCATTTTATTTCTCCGTTGAACAAACCATTAAAAGAGCATTGTTAATTTGTTTAACAGGTTTAAAGCCAAAAATTGTTTCAAACCTAATTAACGTTTGATTGTCAGCAGGAATAAGTACAAACACTTCGTTATGCCCTGCTTCTCTTAGTTCTTCTTTTGCAACATGCCATACGTCTAGACATTTCATGTACACACGTTTATTCCACTTATTAGTAACGGCATGTGCGTAAACACGCCCCATGTGATGTTGAAACTTTAATGTCCCATCTTCATCTTCCCAAAATACATCAAACATTAGTATTCCCCACAAATGTTCCTGTCCAACCTACAATCTTCATATCTTTACCAGCTTGTGCAGTAAACTTAAACTGCACTGCTTTACCTCTACCACGTAATTTATTTTTTGAAATAACTAGTGGATAACCATCATCAAATGTAGTACTAGGATTAGCAAAGTAAGGACGTAGTTGACGATATACTTCTACTTCAGCAGCCCACTTACCGGGGTAATTATTGTCAGTAAAATCCCAAAGACTTTGCATTTTACAACTACTTTGATTGAGTGGAATAGTATTACTATCAAATGTTGTTTCAGTGCGCTTCATAAAGACAGTTAGATATTGCCCCGATTTAATCCTAGCAGGGCCATTACCACCCATGTTATATCCAGTAATAAAATAGGCAGGTTGCTCAACACCAACGCTGTTGAAGGAATACCAGTCTTTAAACTTAGTAGAACTATCTCGTGTATTATCAAAATCAGCAAACGTTACAGAATAATTGTTACTGTTAACTGGATGTAATATTAGTATTTTATATGCTTTATTTGTACCAGACACGTTAGCTACGTTAGCAATTACATTATCTGTATTAGCTATTACATCATCTACACCAGCAATAACTTCGTACTCGTTAGTAATAGTAGTTGTTTCTTTAGTAACCTCAATAGATACAGGAATAACACCAATAGAGGTATTAATGGAAAACCAATACCAACTATTTAAACGGGCATCAAAGGCAAGAATAGTGTTTTTATTGAATCTACCACTACTAGTAGATGTATTACTTGAGTTTGAATATAACCAATAAATAGTTTTATTTGTAGCATTATACGAGCCTTCAGCATACAATTTACCTAAAATTGGAATGTCTTGATAAAAAGTTTTAATGTTTTTTTCACTAATATTAGTAGCTGTATATTCTACAGAATTAGTTGCACTAACAACATAAATACCACTAGTGCTCCAATAAAGCACTGTGTCTTCTACAGCTACAACACTTTTACCTGCTAAACAACCTACAGCCGATACCCTATCAACTGCGTAGTTAGATGCTTTAAAACCTTGGTCTACACCAGAAATAAACCACACGCCGTTAGTGGCAAATACCATAATACCACGACCTAGTGGTTGTAATGAGACAATTTCACCAGCTTCAGGAATTTCAATAGTACCACCATCATCATCTTCTAAATCACTAATAACTTCAGATGTTGGATCGTTAGTTTGATAGCAATTACCTACTTTATCAATATTATCTAATACTTGACTAAAAAATACAGTTCCTAATAAGTCAGATGTTGGCATACCTGCATACCATGTACGCCCTGCAAAAAAAGCACATACTTTAGGACGATATACAATGTCTTCAAAAGGATCAATAATAAAGTGTCCTTTAGGAGCAGGAGAATTACCAAAATCTTGTTTGTTTAAGAATCCGGGGCTGAAATCATCATTACTATCTTTACCATAAATCCAACTTTTAGTATTAGCTGGGTATTTGTTTGAGTTAGCACCTTTATAAGAATTAATTTGTGTATCTGTCCAACCTTGGTTATACAAGTTATATTTAACATCAGTAACATCTACACCTAATGCTGCCCATCCTGCATCATCGTATTCAGCATTAATTGGAACACTATTACCACTATTATCAATAAGTGCAACACCTTTAAAATCACGAATTTCTAAATCTAGTGTTTTAACTGTAAAAGTTCCCCATGTATTTTCATTACCTTCAACTGGTGCATAACTTACTAATAATGGTAACGTGTCTGCACTAGTAACAATAAGTCGCCCATAAGTAGGAGCAAAACTACAAATTCCTGAACCAACAGTGTTGGGGTTACCGGGAACTTTGTAGGTTTCTAAATCAATACGAAACACTGTATTGCGTGACGCACTAACACTACCAGTAGCAGCATTATAGAAGTTTAAATAACGACCTGTCTGCGTTACAATAAAATCCCTATTGCCACTACCAGCTACAGTAGACCATGTACCTGTGGTAAAGGCCCATAAATCTTTACTGTCAGCAGTAATGGCAGCAGCATGTAAGTTATATCCAGTTTCATAATCCAAACCATTACGGCGTTCAATAGTACCGTCAACTTGTGGGATTACGTTAACACCTTCTTTGTAGCTGTTTTCAGGCGTAAGAAAATAGCCGCCTTCAGTGACTAGACCACCTACAAACGTAAACGAATCCTTTACTGAAGCTTGTGCTGACATTACATTACACCTTTCCACTTATGACGATTTACGTCATCTTTTTTTGGTTGTTCTTCAATACCTAATTCACGCTTAGCTTTTTCACCAACTTCTACTAATTTAGCAAGACGTTGTTGACGTTGCATAGCGTCTTCTTTACGTAGTGACTTCTTCAACTTCGATACCTCGTTGTTTTGCAATTGCTAAGATACGTTCTTTACGTGTGAACAAACCTTTGAGTTCATCAGGTACAGGGCCACGCATTGAATAACGTGCCTGATATAAACCCATTGGAGTACGATCAATAGCAAGTTTATTTACAATGCCTGACTCTTCACGTTCTTCTTTACGTTCTTTAGCTACTAACTTTTTTTCTTGGTGTTTTTCCATGACTTTATCGTAGGCAGTGGTCATTTCATTTCGCCTTTCCATTTGTGTTTGTTAACATCTTCAAGTTCTTCAGGCATTTCATACTTAAGTTTTACTTCTACTTCTTCAACTTTAGGAGACTGATTTAATACTTCTTTAACTTGTTTATCAACACTTTTTTGTTTAGTAGCCATGTTATCTCCCGTAATTAACTCGTGTGTTGTATTTAACTTCACCGTTTTCATTTTTCCAACTATCGTTACGCATTGCCATTCGTCCTCTAGTTGCTTTGCGTTCTTCTCTAGCATTACTTTGTTGCTTTAAGTTAACGAATGCTTGACTCTTTGCTTCAGCTAACAATGTAGGAAAAAACTTTTCGGGAATAGCTGGAACAAAATTATCCATGTGTGTCCAACTAGCTTGTTGTGTGCCATAGGCACTACTTTTATTAGCCTGTAACGTATTATCTACACTACTATTATAACCATCAAAAATTAAAAACTGATCGTCATAACTAGTCCAGTATTGAGGGTCTTGGTTAATGACATATCCATTAGCATTAATAACACCACTTTGTGCAACACGGTTAGTAATAATGTCGTTAAATGTTTGAGGGTCTACCCACGTTACTTCTTTTTTATTATATTTGACCCATTTAACTTTATTCCATGTATCTGGAATTTTCATTTTAGTAGGGTTATTAGTATCACCTAATGCTTGTAATGGTGCAAGTTGAAACAGAAAAGGCCAGTCACGCTGGCTTAGTAATTCAAAGTAAGCCTCTTTAACAAGTTCTGCAACTTGTACAGCTTCTACTGTTTCATCTATACTACTTACGGGGTCTGAATCTAATGCAGAAAGAATGTTCTGCGTCATGTCTAGTAAAGAAAGTTTAGCCATACACTTCCTTATGAGGGATCAATTAGTAAACAACTTAAACCAGCTTCTTTAGCAATAATAGCAGTAGATGAAGAAGTACCATCACCACCTACTTGTATTGTAACAATGTCATTAGCAGCTAAAGTAACATACCCATTAGAAGCTAAGTGTAATGTATCCACACCATTGGTTGTTTTTTTAACATACACTTTACGTGTAGATGCAGTGCCGTTTACAGCATAATGAAAGTTATACGCTGCACCGCTAGCAATTGCAGCAGTTTCAAATACAATCCAAAAATCAAGTTGGTAAATACCTGCTTGTGTAATTGTAAACTGTCCATTAGCTGCGGAAGGTGTAATGTTCTGGTATCCGTTAGCAACCCATGCACCAGTTGGATTTAATTTAGCTAAAGCACTAGAAGCAGATAATGTTTGAGAAACACTGCTAGCAGTAATATATAAATCACCGTATGCGTGTCCAGCAATAAACTGCCATGTTCCACTACCACTACCATTAGCTACATACACTTTACCACTGGCGGCAGTAGATGCCCCTTTAGGTTCATGTAGTTGAGGGTCAGTAAGTGCTGAGTGCTGAATATTAGCCATCTATTTCTCCAAAAGGAAACGGAGAAACCCCTTATGAGAGTTTCCCCGTTAATTTACATTAAATGTAACGTACTACGACAGTAGCTGTACCAGCAGTGAATGTACCAGTGATGGTTGCAGTTAGGTTAGTTGCAGTAGCATACACCTTAGCTAAGCCACGGTTAGTAGCAGCGTCACCAATAGCATAAGAACCACCAGCAACAATATCAGCACCAGCAGTTAGGTTAGCAGTAGCACCTTGAGTAGCTGAAATCCAGCCATCAGGATCAGTTGCATCACCAATTTCAACTTTAGTACCGCCTACCCATGCTGTACCAACTAATAGGTTAACATCCACAACAGCACTGCCAGCAGGGACTGGAATCACTGCGCCAGATGATTGAAATGTAATCTGTAACACTGCTTCTTTAAAAGCACCATCAGTTGAATAATCACCTGCAACGTTACGTTCAGGGAGGTTAGGGCCGAAACCGACAACTAAGCCATCGGCGTTAGTCCAAGTAGATTGACGAGTCATTTTAAATTCCTTTATATGTTAGATAAAAAACACTAGGAGAAATCCCCTAGTGTTAGTTAGTTTAGATGGTAGACTTAGAGATGACTGACACTAAGCACTCAGGGCGATATAGCTTGAGTCCAAAACGTGCGTTCATCACATACTCGTCACGGCGTAGGTCTTTGTTACGCTCGTATTCAACACGAGGCATTTGACGATAAGCACCAACGAAAGGAGTTAGATCGCCACCAACAGACATAAACACGTTAGTCACAGGGGATGCAGGGGTGTTAACACTACCACGACCATCAGCGTTAATAGCTGTGTCAGTAGGAGTAGCTAGGAAGTTAGAAACATAAACGTCAAAGCCGAAAATGTTTTTAACGAAACGCATACCAGTAACTTCGTTCACGAAACCACCGTTAACAATACCACCGAATTGTGGGTTGTTAATGAAAGCTTGTGCACCAACTAGTTGGTTAAACACATACTCTTGTGATGGATCAATAATAGCAACACGGCTACCACCAGCTTGTGCTTTATCTAAAGCAAACTTAGCTTTAGCAAAGTCATCTAAAGACAACACAGTGTTAGAACTACCAGAAGCAATGAAGCGGTGTGAAGCACCGTTAATTGAGTTGGCGTTGTTAGCAGTTTGTGTGTTAGCTAAAGAGAAAACAGAAGTTTCTAAGTTCTCATCTAAAGCTCGGCGCATCTTGGTAGGAAACATACCAATTAATTGTTGAGCGTAATAGCTGTCTTGCTTAGCCTTATCAGTGATATAGGTAGCAGATTCAACGTAACGATCAATAGTGAAGTTGAACTCACCAGTATCCATTGCGTCATACACAACGGGGGTTAGTTCAGCAGTTTCCCGCATTGGTAGTTCACCAACAGAAGGAATTGTGAATTGGTTGCCATCAGGGAAACCATTTAGCATACGCACGTAGCGTGTGCCCATGAGTTGTTCTTGTAGAACGTCTTTTAGTTCAGCAGACCAAAGTTCTGCACGAACGAGGTTTTCATTAACCTTTGCGTAATCAACACCAGCCATTTAATTCTCCTTATTGACCAAAATATAAGGTCGGGTTTTTAGAAACAGTTTGTTGTAACTTATATTGAAACTCTTGTGACCAGTAAGTGTTAGGATCATCTTTACGGACTTTAGTAGCCCATTCTTTTGTTCCTTCTATCTTACTACGATCACCGCCATTTGAAGTTACGGAAGTGGTATTTACTGAATTGTTATCAAAGTTATTTGCTGGAAGGAATGACCCACCACCGAACAAAGATACAAACTCAGTCGGATCAGTCGCAGCTAGTTCCATAAGGATACGGGCTTTATCAGGAGTTGAAGCTTTATGCTTAAACATCTGTTCTGCTTTATCACCAAACTTCTCTTTCATAAGAGCATCAGCTTTAAGCAAATTGCCTGTCTTAGTATCTTGCTGTTTACGACCCTCTAACGTCTTCTCTACAAGCTGTTGCACAACATCAGGGGTTAGACCCTGTACAGGAGGATTGTCGGCCTCTGGTGCACCACTTTGCTTTGACATACGTTCCAAAACTTCATCAATAGTTTTAGCTGAAGCAGCTTGCTCACGTAGTTTACGATTTTCCTCTTTTAAGGTTTCAATAAACTGGTCAGCGTTATTATAAGCTTTAGCTAACTCGTCTGGAGTTTTGTATTTTTGCGTTTCACCCACAAGTGCAGTGAAAAGCGATCCATCAGTTGTCGCTGCTGGTTGGTTAGTGGAAGAATTGTCTGTCTCACCACTAAAAATTGTTGCATTGGTCATGCGAAGTTCTCCTAAAAATTGGTAGCCTTAGAGTAGGCTAATTAAAAAATGTCACCTTTTAGCTGTATCTGGTAACATTGACATGATAAACTCATATGCTTTAATTTGTCCTAAGTTGTACGCTAGTTTAGCATAATGGTTAGGACAATCAAAGTCATCTTTTTTAATATTACTAATATCTTCTTTTAAAGATAATAGTGTTTTATATAAAGCTTCTAATGTATAACTACTATTATTCCAAGCTTTAATAAACTCTTCATTACTACTATCTTTAGGTTTATTATTTAATAATACTTTATTCATTATATATTCCTTATATTAGTTTATATATAATATACTACCACAATTACTGAGGCATGTCAACATCTGGCCCTTCAGGGCTAATTGTGGCCTCAGTTTGAATGTCTTCAGATACCTGATTCATTAGTCGTTGTGTTTCAGCTTGTTCAAAAATCATAGCATTGTCTTGAACAATACGATAGTTCTGCCAACCTAAATTCTCTTCCAAAGCTTTAGCAATAGCTTTACCACTGATATGAGCAGCCACAGTTGGCATAGCTTGTACAGCAGCCATAGTTTGTGACAATTCTTGAATGAATCTTGCTTGTTCACCATAATGACGAGCACCTAAAGGATAGATTTTACCAGCAGCCATTAGGTCATCTTTTGTAACGTCTACAAAGGATTCAGTACCATAATCTTCGTCAATTGAACGAATACGCTCAACACCTTCAAAGTTACGTACAGCTTCAGCTAACATGCCGTTTAGTAGAGGTTCTAGGATGTTTCGTTCAAACCAACTCACCTTGCTTTGAAAAATACGTCCAGCAGCGTTCTCTAAGCTTTGTACTTCGTACTTTGTCTTCTCACCGGGGGTACGGATACCCATAGCCTGTTTAGGCGCTCCTGCAAGCTCTTCCATACGGTTCATAAGCTCATTAATCTGCATGTCAGCCTGTAATGCTGTAGCATCAGGACGTAAGAAAGTTAAACTACCTTCGTCACCAACGAACACAGTGGCTCCGGGTTCGTATTCAAACTCTTCCACAGTGTTACCACCGACCACCATAACAGGGTAGGCAATGAGGTCAAATACGTCTGCCTTCAAGTTTTCCAAATGGTCAATTCGGTATTGCATACCAACCAACTGGTCTAGTGGCCCTTGTGCCCAAAGGTTATCTGTACGTAATCTCCAACCACAATGGAACATGGGTTTGCTACCTGTCCACATTGGATTAGGTTGTTTACGTAAAATCCACTTACGATCAATAACTGTAATTAACTGGTTGCGTAAAAGCAGCTTCTTTTCAGGATCATAAATGTCTCCCCAAAACTCTAGCAACTCAACCATGTCACTTTCTAGGTATTCGTCAGCACTACCAAAGCCATCAATAGCCATGTTCAATTCTTTCTTGAACTCTGGATCATCACGATAGTTTTGACGGAACTGTAAAGCTTTGTTTAACACTTCTTTGCTGTAGTTTAGTGCTGGCTTAGTCTCAATGTCAGTCATCAAGTCGCCTAGTGATTTAAGCATACGGCGCACTACAGGGGTCTTATCAAAGGTTTCAGCCAACGGATTAAACACAATGTCTGTAGGATTAATGCGATAGGCTTTAGGGCCAATGTAGCGACTAACTACATTACCTGTAGCGTCACTAATAACATCACGTATATAATCATATGTGACAACTACGTTACCAAAATCAATGTAGTCGTAAACTAGTTGAGAAACAAGAAGTTGAAAGTTAGAAGCTTTTAGCTTCTGTTTCATGTAGTTAGTAATGGCATAACGCTTTTTAGTTAACTCTTCACTTTTATCAGTGGCTTCCCAAAAAAACCAAGTCTCAGATGGGAACAACGCAGCCATGTAGTTGGCATGTAAGTTGTCCCTAATCTGAGTTAGTTTAGGAGTTACTGTAGAGTTTTTCCAAGGGAGTTTACTATTACTAGTTTTACGTGTATCAGTGGCAAACAAGTAGTTACGTAACTCTTGTTGGTCTGATTTCCATACCGAACGGTTAGTGTCCCACTTAACCCACATATCAGCAATTTTATTTGCTAGGCTATCGTTATCAAAACTTACTTGTACGTTTTCGTTCATATTGTCCTCTTAGTAGGCTACGCCACCAAATTTAGAATTAAATGCAATGATGTTTGATTTCTTACCCCATGACCTGCTAGATACTGGGGATTTACAAATCTCAACACAAGCCGCTAAAGCATCTTTAACGTCATCATGCTCAGGGTTATTCATAATGAGTTCTTCTTCTAGCACTTGGCAGTTACCGCCTTTGTAGTGCCAGATTTGATTGTTGGTATAACGGGGTTCTAAGATAGAAGCAATGCGCTCTGCTTTGTTCATAGTCTTAGGGGGGTTATACTCATCAATGGTAAACACAATGTTTTGACTACGCATGTAGTCACGGAACTGGCTTACAATGAGTCGCTGTGCAGCTACAATCTCACAACGCATCTTTTTAAATCGCCACTTCCTAAACACTGATTCAGCCCTATCGTACATAACAGAAATCTTGTTTGTTTTAAATCTGTCAATATCAAGGACATAATAGTTATTATCTTCGTCTACACCTACCACAGCAATAACAGTATAGTCTGAGTTGTTACTGACTGTGTAAGCAAAGTCCATAGCTGCATACACATGGAGAAGCTTATCACCAAAGTACCAAGCACCGCTAAAGTTTTCAATCTTATCCCTTTCATAGTAGTTAAA